GTCAGAAGAAGAGATTGATGCATGGGCTAGAAAATACCCAGACATTGCAGGTATTGTAGAAGCTATTGCGGCAAAAGAAGCTGATAAGAAGTCATCTACTTTAGATGCTAGGCTTGCTGAGATAGAAGAGTTACGCTCTACTGCAAAGCGAGAGAAGGCTGAGGCAGAGTTGCTAGGTATGCACTCTGACTTTATATCTATTAGAGAGGATGATGCTTTCCACACATGGGCAGACAATCAACCTAAGTGGGTACAAGATGCTCTCTATGAAAATGTAGATGATGCTAAATCTGTATCTCGTGTTATTGACTTATACAAATCTGATATGGGTATTACTAAAAGTAAAACGTCTTCATCAGATAAAGGCGCAGCGAGTTCTGTAAAGAGTAAACGCTCAGCCGCACCAGAGCCAGAAGACAGTTCATCTTACTTACGTGAGTCACAAATTGCTAAGATGAGCATTAAAGAATACGAGAAGCGCCAAGAAGAAATTATGGACGCTCAACGTAAAGGTAAATTTATTTACGATTTATCAAAGAAATAGTTGACATCTGTTTAAAGATGGATACAACTAGGTGCATGTACAGGTTACTTGAACTGCCTGTACATGCTTATAACTAAGCTCTATCCACAAAAAAGAACTACCTCAGACTAAAGGCCCAGCGCTTAACGGATGGCAATCCCTAAAGCAAAGCTGACTACCCTATTAAGAAGAGCCTCTTTAGTTGGTATGAAGCGTATAATGTCACGCCATATCTATAAGGAGATTACACAATGGCTATTACTTCCGCAAGTGGTGGATTTAACGGAAACTTTTCCCCAATTATCTACTCAAAACAAGCACAGATAGCACTTCGTCGTGCAGCTGTAGCTAACGCAATCACTAATAACTCTTACTTTGGTGAGATTGCAAACCAAGGCGATGTTGTTCGCATTCAAAAAGAACCAGATGTGACTGTAAACGCTCTTGAGCGTCACACAGCTATCTCTGTTGAAAAGTTGAATGATGAAGACTTCTCTTTGACTATTGACAAAGCTAACTACTTTGCGTTCAAGATGGATGACATCGAGGACCAATTCTCAAATGTTGACTACGTTAGCCTAGCTGCTGACCGTGCAGCATTTAAAATGGCTGACTCAATGGACGCAGACATTCTATCATACATGTCAGGTCACACAACTGCAGGTGCTTACATTACCGCAACATCAGGTGATGCACAGCACGACACAGCTGGAAACCTAACAGGTGAGTTTTTAACTGCTAACCATTTGGACGCAACGGACTTCGGTTCATTGGGTTCTGCTGACTCTGCTTCAACAGCATATGCTAATGGCGATTCAATCCCATTGGCTCCACGTCTTCCAGGCGCAACAGCGTTGTCTACAGCGACTGTTTCACCTTTGACAGTGGTTGCTCGTATGGCACGTCAAATGGATCAAGCAAATGTTGACTCAAGAGGTAGATGGCTGGTATTAGACCCGGTATTTATTGAGATGCTCAAAGACGAAGATTCACGTATGTTGAATGCTGACTTCGGTGGAGCAGGTCTACAAAACGGCTTGGTCTTAAACAACCTACACGGCTTCCGTATTTACCAATCTAACTCACTACCTTCAAAAGGTACAGGAGCTGGAACTTCTGGTGCATTAGCACAAGACGTAAACTTTGGTGTTATCGTAGCTGGACAAGACGATGCTGTTGCTTCTGCTGAGCAGATCAACAAGGTCGAGAACTACCGTGACCCAGATTCATTCGCTGACATTGTTCGCGGTATGCATCTTTACGGGCGCAAAATTCTTCGCCCAGAAGCATTAGTCACAGCGCACTACAACGCTGCGTAATAAAACACTATTAGAGAGTCCCTTAATTGGGGCTTTCTATTTGTCTTATAAACCCATATAAAAGGATTCATATTATGGCTTTTATCGCCGATACCGTTTTTGATAATGGGCTTACAGTAGTAGATACTAACGGTACTCGTTTAGATATTTGCTCTAGTGAGCCTACAACTTATTCAGCGGCTACTTCTTCTCTAACGTTAGGTAATGCTACTGTAAACACAGGTTCTCCGCAAAATGGTGCAACTGATGGTAGACGTGTAATCATACCTGCAATTACTGCTGGTACTGTAACAGGTACAGGAACTGCAGCATTCTGGGCATTAACAAATGGCTCAAATACTTTGTATGCTACTGGTTCTTTAAGTTCTTCTCAAGGAGTTACTACAGGTAACACTTTCTCATTAGACGCAGTATCTATTACTATACGTGACGCTTAGTAGAAGTTAA